AAGCACACCGGCCTGTTCTCCGTCCAATTGCAGCCCCCCGGCACCACACAGGCCCCCGCAACGCCACCGTCGCCTACTGGCAGTGGCGAGGAGGACGACGATGACAGCACCACGTGACGATCTCGTCCGCTCGGCCCCGTTCGCTCTCGAACGCGCCGACGGCGACGACGGCCTCACCCTCACCGGGCACGGCGCCGTGTTCAACGAGTGGACCACCATCGACTCGTGGGAAGGCCGATTCCGGGAACGGATCGCCCCCGGAGCGTTCCGCAAGACCCTCCAGGAGAACGGCAACCGGGTCCGCCTCCAATTCGACCACGGACAGCACCCGTTGATCGGTTCGCTGCCGATCGGGAGCATCCGCAAGCTCAAGGAAGACACCCGCGGCCTGTTCGTCGAAGCCCGCCTTGCCGACAACTGGCTGGTGCAACCGGTCCGTGAAGCCATCGAGAACGAGTCGATCGACGGCATGTCGTTCCGGTTCTCCGTCGTCGCCGAGAAGTGGGCCAAAGAGAACGAGGATCTACCCGAACGGACAATCACCGAGGTCCGGTTGATGGAGCTCGGGCCGGTCGTGTGGCCCGCCTACGATGGCACCGACGTTGGTGTCCGCAGCTTGGAGTTGGCGCGCAGCCTCATGGCTGCTGACGACGACACCCGCCGCGAGATCGCCACCATCCTTCTCCGGGGCGAAAGCCCAGAAGACCCGACCGGAGCCGCCGCAGGCACTCCGGACTCGGACACTCAGACCACCGAAGCCGCCGACACTGGCACTTCGGAGGACCGAGCCGTCACAGCAGACGAGCCGGCCGACGGCCACTCGCGCTCCACCGACCCGTCAGGGTCGGACACCTACAAGCCCGCGCAGCCACCCGAATGGAGCCCTCCGGCGTCATCCGAGGACATCCGTGGCCTGGCAGCTGCCACACGCGCTAGGAGCGCATAAATGGCACTCGAACTCACCCACACGCAGGCGGTCAACCGCCTCAAGGACATCGCCGACGAGATCGCTCGGCTCGAGAACAAGGACAAGCTGACCGACGAGGACCGCACCTACTGGGACGAGCTCGTCTCCGAGTCCGGCGAGGTCGCCGACCACGCAGATGGTCTGGTCCGCAAGGCCGAGGCCGAGCGGGTCCGGCTCCGCGCCCAGGTCAAGCCCCGCCCCGGTGCCACCACCAGCGGCAACGGCAACGGCACCTACCTGGAATCCGGCTCCGACCACGGCGAGCTCGACCGTGACATCCTCGACCCCGACTCGGTGGAGGACCGCCGGTTCAAGAACCCGTGGGATCTCTCCGAGATGCGGACCTTCAACCGCACCCCGGACGACATCGGCGGCGAGCTCCGGGCCCGTGCCTTGTGCGCCGTCGAGAAGATGCCCGGCATGAACCAGTCGCGCCGCGAGGCCGCCACGAAGATCCTCGAGGAGTTCGACAACGACAAGGGCGACATCTCCAAGATGGCCCTCTACACGTCGACCCCTGCCTATCTGCGGGCCTTCGCCAAGGCGGCACGGGGACAGGAGAGTGCGTTCACCCCGGACGAGCGTGAGGCCGTCACCCGTGCCATGTCGCTCACCGACAACGCCGGCGGGTTCCTCGTCCCGTTCCAGCTGGACCCGACTGTGATCATCACCTCGGCGGGCACCCGCAACGACATCCGTCAGGCTGCCCGGCAGGTCGTCGCCACTGGCGACGTCTGGAATGGGGTCAGCTCGGCGGCCGTGTCGTGGTCGTGGGACGCAGAGGCCGCTGAGGTCTCCGATGACGCGACGACGTTCGCGCAGCCGGCCATCACCATCTACAAGGCGGCCGGTTTCGTGCCGATCAGCCTGGAGGCGTTGATGGACGAGCAGAACGTCGCCCAGGAGGTCGGCAGGCTGCTCGTGTTCGGCAAGGAGACCCTCGAGGCGACCGCGTTCACGACCGGCACCGGTTCGCAGCCCCAGGGCATCGTTACCGCCCTGACCGGCTCCGCGTCGGAGATCAATGCCGCGACCGACGACACGTTCGCCATCGCCGACGTGTACACCATCCAGGGTTCCGTCCCGGCCCGTTATCGGGCCAACGCGTCGTGGCTGGCGAACAACCTGATCTACAACAAGGTCCGGCAGTTCGACACCAGCGGCGGTGGCGGGTTCTGGACCAACCTGGGTGGCGACCGGCCCAACGAGCTCATGGGCCGTCCGGCCCTCGAGTCCGAGGCCATGGACGGCACCTTCGGCGGCGCCGGCGCGTCGAACAGCTACGTGCTCGTGTTCGGCGATTTCCAGAACTACGTCATCGCCGACCGGATCGGGACCACGGTGGAGTTCATCCCCCATCTGTTCCACACCACGACGAACCGGCCCTCCGGGTCGCGTGGCTGGTACGCCTACTTCCGTGCGGGCGCCGACTCGGTCAACGACGACGCCTTCCGGATGCTGGACGTCGTCTCGGCGGCCTAGCCCTTCGGGGAGACACCAGATGGGAGGGCCGGGGGGCGCCCTCGGTCCTCCCATCTATCCACACCAGGAAAGGAACCGCGCCCATGGCTGTGCTCAGTTGCACCGAGGCGTTCTCGTACTTCGAACCCAACGGGGTGCCCCGCGTGCTACGTCCGGGTGATGTCGTGGACGACAACGACCCTGCGGTCAAGGGCCGCGAACACTTCTTCGAGAAGGTCGAGTCGACCGTGCTCCGAGCCACCGATCGCCGCGCCGGCAAGGACACCGGTGACGGCATTATCGAGCAGGCCACGAAGGCCCCCGGTGAGAAGCGCAACGTCGCCCCACCCGCCGCCGCGGATGCCGAGCTCGAGGCCCTGCAGGCCGCGGCGAAGGCTGCGGGTGTGAAGGTCGACAAGCGGTGGGGCGTCGACCGGCTGCGTGACGAGATCGCAGCCGCTGGCGGCTGACCGTGCCGATCGTCAACGGCTATTGCACCCTCGCCGAGTTCACCGAGTGGCAGCCGGTAGGGATCGTGAAGACGGCCCGTATCGAGGACGTGATCACAGCCACGTCGCGGGCGATCGACCACTACTGCGACCGGCACTTCTACCAGGTCGGCACGGTGGGGGTCCCGGTGGCCCGGACGTTCGTTCCGTGCAGTTCGTGGCGCGTCGATTTCGGGCATCTTGGCGACCTCACCACCGGATCGGTGCCCGTGGTCGCAACCGACGCCGCGGGTGACGGCACTTACGAAACCACGTGGGCGGTTAGCGATTACCAGCTGGTGCCGTTCTCGCGGGTGTCCGGCTGGCCCTACACGGGCATTGAGGCGATCGGCGGGCAACGGTTCCCGTGGACGATGGGTTCAGGGCGCCGCGACCGGCTCAAGATCACTGGGGTGTGGGGCTGGGACGCCGTCCCGGCCGATATCAAGCAGGCGTGTCTCATCAAGGCCGCCAAGCTGTTCACCCGCCACCAGTCGCCGGGCGGGGTTGCTGGTGTCGGTGACTTCGGCCCGATCCGCATCTCCCGGTTTGAGGATCCCGACGTAGTCGATCTGTTGAATCCTTACCGGCGGGTAGCGGTGCTGGTGGCGTGAGCACCCTCACCGAGATCATCGGCGGGCTCAAGGACCGGCTACTGACCATCGAAGCGTTCGACAGCCAAGTGTTGGACGTGGTCCGCCGGCCAGCAACGTTCCCCGCCGCGATCATCGTCCCACCCACCATCCCGAACTATGGGACGGCGCTCAGCGGCCAGGGCGCGGATTTCACGATCCCGGTCCTCGTGGTCGTCAGTGCCATCGAGGCCGAAGGGCAGCAGAGCCTGTTTCCGTTCCTCGACTGGGAAGGCGTCTCGTCGATACCTGCGGCCGTGTACGCCGACCGCAAGCTCGGCGGCCTCGACGTCGACGCCCGGGTTATCGCAGCGGTCGAGCCCGGCCTAGTCGATTTCGGTGACGGCACCCCCGCCTACGGCGTCACCCTCAACGTCCACGTTCTCGCAAGCTAGGAGACCACCTTGGCACTTCTCGCCTATCAGCAGTTCGGCAGCTACAGCGGCGGGTTCCCGTCGTTCAGTGCCGCGACCGCGTTGGACACGATCGCTCCTGACGAGCACGGCTATCTGATGTACCGGTCCACGCAGGGCACCACCGAGGTCATCACCGTGGTAAGGCCGGGCACCAGCTTCGGCTTGGCGGACCCCGACATCACCGTCACGATCGGTGCCACCACCGGTGAAGAGGTTATCGGCCCGATGGTGCAGGCGCTCGCCGACCCGGCCACCGGCCTCATCACCATCACGATCACCGACGTGACCGGCATCACCGTCGCAGCGGTCCGCGGCTAGGAGGAACCCGTGAAGCTCTACAACCCCAACAACGGCGCCACGTTCGACACCGAGTCCGACGACGAGTGGCACAACAACGTGTACCTCGAGATGGGCTGGGTCGAGGCCCCCGAACCCGAACCCGCGCCGGTCGGCCGGGTGCCAGAGCCGGTCGTCTACGAGCCCGTGAAGCCAGCAGCCAAGAAGTCCACCGCCAAGAAGTCCGAGTCCACCGACTGACATCCCGGGTCCCGGCCCGTTAACCCCCGAGCCCACCTGATGGTGGGCTCCGTCGCGTACAAGGAGAGGCCACATGGCCGACTACAGCTCAGATGGCACAGTCCGCGTCGACTATGCGGCCACCATCGCCAACCCTGCGGCACCCGACGCCAGCAGCGAACTCAACGCCACCACCCCGTTGAGCACCCAGCTCGTGCCCGACGGCTGGAACCCGGCGTCGGAACAGGCCGAAGTGCCGACCACCAGCCTCGCGTCGACGTTCCGTACGTCGGTGCCCGGCACCCGGGGAGGCCCGATCGAGCTCACGCTCAAGAAGGGCGACACCCCGGCGAGCGACACGGTCTACAACCTGTTCAAGACCGGCCCGTCCGGG